AAAAGACCTGAGGGTAATAAAGATCATACTGACGGATTAAAAACTTCTTTAGGACAATTAAGAGGATCGGGTTCAATAGGTCAGCTTTGTGATATTTGCGTTGGTGTAGAAAGATCAGTTTCTAGTGAAGATGCTTCAAAGAAAACAATAGTTAGAATTTTAAAAAATAGATTTGCAGGAATTACAGGTGTTGGAACAACACTTCAATACAATACAGAAACAGGGAGATTACAAGAATATGAAACAACCAATAATTTTTGATATAGAAACAGATGGATTTAATCCGACTAAGGTACACTGTTTAGTCTTGCAAAAAGACGGAGAAGAAATTTCGTTCGTTGGACGAGATATACCGAAAGGTATTGATTTACTTGCTGACAACT